ACTTGTTCTAGACTATCTGCATAGACATACACATAAATATTACTCTTCTCAGTTTCCCATTCCTCAGTTTCCCATTCTACATAATATCTCATTACTTCATCTCCTCCCATTCTGCTACTTATCCTCCTCCACACTAGTAGTAATCTCCATGCGGAATGTATTAGCTAGTGCATCAAGTGCATCAGCACACGCTAAATATAGCTCCTCACTCTCAAAAGTAGCCCACTTCTCTCTATGGATACTAGAGGTAGCATATACAACTACTACTTCATTCTCATCATTCCTAACTTTAGCATCGTAAATTGTCATTACTGTTTCTCCTCTATGTTAATAATTACCTTGCCGTTATTGGCTGTTCCTACATACACAAAAGGAACAGCTAACAACATTAGAATATTTAAACCGATAAGCAACCAGAATATATCTCGCTTCATTGTATTTTACCTACAAAAGACTTATGTATTTTTTCTATTTTTTCATAGGTTTGATTTACTTCACCAAACATACTGTCGGGTATGTCGCTACACAGTACTATTTTATCAAGTAATAAATTAAAATCTTTTAGTATATCCTCTAAGATATCTGCTCTACGTTCAGCTAGTTCTGCTGTTTCTATTACACTCATGGTCTAATGCTCCTTATAAATAATATGGTTAATAGATGTATCCCAACAGTCTCTACAGTCCATACAAGCGTTGTCTTGACTAGGTGCTGGACAGTTGTATTCATCAGTAGTGCTTACTGAACTACTGTGTATAAAATCGTGTCTAGTAAAAGGTTTATGATCATTCTTGTATACATTAGATACACGAATAATTAAATTGTCGGGTTTTTTTATTCTATCTCTAACAAATACACGATTTATAATCTTACGTTCTTGAGTAGGTAGCCAAAATGATACCCATCTGCACTCATTAGCTATCCAGATAATATCTAACAACATCTGTTCGTCTACTATATCACCACTATCGAACCATCTGAAGTAAGGTATATCTGTCTTATGTGTGTAGTGTTCTATTAAACGTACCATTGCGTGTTTCCAGACTGGTCGTTTATATACACCAACTAAACGCTTAGTCTGTCCAACGTGAACATCTGGATAAGTATAGTTACCACGTTCATACGCATAACAATTATAACAAGTAGTTCTTTTATTCTTAGATAACCAACTACCTACACGACAGCCGTAGTATGGTGGTATAGGCCAGTTATATTTACGGCATACTTCAGGTACAAACTTAGCTTTATTAGCTGGTAAACCATAAGAAAAACAAGACATTTTCGTTGTTTTACCTATAGAACCAGCTATGTCGTGTGCTTCTTTAAGCGTTCTAATATACATGATTTATCTCTCCTTCTATACTGGGAGCAGGTTATTACACCTACTCCCATATAGCTACTTACTGATTAAACAAATGCACAAAGTATCATTCCAAGTGCAATTACACCAAACCAAAACATCATAGGACTCATTAGGCAAGTACTCTATGTTGTCTATTGAGTGGTAAATCTTTACTCTTTTCAACTAGTAAATCAAAACCACCAGCTATTTTGTTGCCCTTACTGTCAGTACGGGCTAACCATTTAGCTACTTGAGCCTGTCGATTGTAGATAGTAGCACTCTCATGGTCATTTTTGGTACTACGAGTACTAAACCTACCATCTACATGAGAAGCATAGTTAGTCAGAGTAGATACAACAGCCCAAATGTTGTTACCTCTGACGCTAATTTCCTCTAAGTGCTGTTGTTCAAGACGTTCTAACTGTCTATCAGATACTCTTAAACGCTCAAAGAACTCCCTTACATAAGGAATTGTAGTATTTAGTTGAGCATATTCTTGTAGCTGGTTTACCGCATACTCTGACTGCTCTATACCAGTAGTAACTTTATTAATAAAATTACCTAGATCAAATCTACTAGTACGCTTTGCATCATGTGTTGCAAAGTTACCTAAGATCATACCATTCATACAGAACATATCTATATTTCCATAATAAACCACTAGTTTACTACTTCCATCAAAGCAATTTCTGCCTATAATCCTAAAGATTATCTCAGATTTATGACCAGATGTAGTAGTGATTTCATGTTTAAGATTAGGAAACATATACTCCCTAGCAACTACTGAGCCAGCATACGCAACATGATCTCTAATGCGTAAAGCACCTAATGTCTCAGCATTAAAGTAATCATATAACTGTGCCTCAATAGGACTAAAGAAATCTTCATTCTGTACCAATGTATAACCATTAGTCTGGAATGTACCACCGAGAAACGTCTTAGTATCCTTACGAAAAGTACCTACTAAGGTGTCAGCAGAGTAGTAGTTAGATTGATTATAAGTTTCATAATCATCTGGACTTTCGCCTTTACCATATAGAGGTAAAGTCTGAACATCAAAAAAGATGTCATCATTTTTAGGAAAGTATGTCTCAATAGGCTGTTTAGTTGTAGTAACAATAGGTTGGTCTAGCATGATATATTTCTCCTTCAATATTGCTAGTTTCTGTTATCTAGGTAATCATTTAAACCATTTAAGTAATCGTTTATATCACCTAGTTCTAAATCGCTGATGCTGTATACACCAGCTACTCCGCATATCTCAGTCACGATATTATGCGGTATTTGGTCGTAAGTGGTAAACGCCCAACGATGTCTGTTGGACGCTACCATCATCTTACGATATGAGTGATTAGATGGTATAACCATAGTTATACATCAATCGTTGTAGAGATATCTGCATTAGCTAGTATCTCTCTAACTTGATCTTCTACTTCATCTCGCATAGCAGATAGAGCATCATCCACAATACTGGTAGTATCGATATCTGGCTCATACTGATTAAAGTGATACTCTATCTCCTTAGAGACTATATCCTCTACAACATTAGCTATCTTATCTTCAACGATAGCTTTGATAAACGTAGACACCTCTACATTTGATTCCAAAGTAGACTTAACTACCTCTTCCACAGCTTTGTAGAGAGTATCTTTAGGATCTATATGGTTTTCTTCTGTAGTCATAACTAGTAACTCCTTCTATAAGTGGTTAATTAACAATTTCAACTGTCCTCAAAATACACCAATTCCCTGATCAATCAAGAAAAAGTTTGGTTTTTTGTCGCTTTTTTCGTTTTTGTGACATTTTTGCCACACCTTATTGATATAGTTATATAAATAATTGTTCTCGGTCTATCCTCTATATGGATACTACAGGATTTATGGCGGTAAACCGTTAGAAATGTTGTTGGGTACTACCGTATTTTCTTAAAACAGAATTTTACATAACTGCCCACAGTAGATAACTAGCTAATCAGTAGCCGTGTTACCAATTAGACACATACAGCTATATGTCGGTAGCCAATTAGCTACATATGTTGCATATATATCACTGTCAAGCACTATATTTTAGGGGAACAAAAGGGGAACAAATAGGGAACAAATGGTATACACAACCGTGTCGGCATCAGACACAGTTTAAAAACTAAAAATAAGAAATAAGTAGACAAAACCCCAGAAACTGGTACTATTTCCTTATGACTGAAACTAAACAAGACATCGTTCTCGATGAATGGCAAGAGGTAATGGCGACTGCGTTACCAACGGCCACACAAAAGGCTCTTACAGACTGGGAAGAAAACTACAACCTAGTAGTAGGGGCCATCGAAGAGGCAGTAAACTCCAAACTGCCAACGGGTTTTAAAGCCGTAGTATCTGTAAAGAGAAAATGGGGTAAAATCCAAATCTCTTTTAAAGTAGTCCGGCAAACTCAAAGCCAGTCTTCGAATGCAAAACCATTGCCAACCCAAAAGCTTCGGGTACTTGGCGAATAATTTAGGGAACGGGCCACGCCTAATAAGCGTGGTCCACACCTAAGAACAAAAGGAGAACACCCATACTCGGCGTGTCGGCAATAGACATTTCCTAAAATAGAAAAAACAGAAAAAAGTAGACAAAACCCTAGAAAACTGTACACTTTAGGTATGACTAATGAAAAACAAGATATCGTCTTAGACGAGTGGAACGAGGTAGTGGCGACTGCGCTACCGAAGTCCGAACAAGATGCATTGAAACAATATGTAGATGCTCAGAACCACGTTAAGGGAATGATAAAAGCCCATATTGATAAGCTTTTACCCAATGGATTTGAAGCAATTGTTTCAGTGAAATTTAGGTGGGGGAACGTCCAAGTCTCTTGGTGTGCAAAAAGAAAGAAAGAGACTTCTGGTTCAAAAGGCCAGCCACTTCCAACTCAAAAGCTTAGAGTTCTAGGCGAGTAGTTTTAGTCAGGGGATTGGGGAGCCTAATAAGCTCCCCTTTTCTTGAGAGAAAAAGAGAACAAAAGGAGAACACCTGTGCCAGCGTGTCGGCAATAGAGAACACCTAAAATAGAAAAAGAACAAAAAAGTAGACAAAACCGCAGAAAACTGTAGGATTTACCTAACATTTTCTTTTAACAAAACAAACGGAGAGTTAAACAATGAATATTTTTAAAGAGTCGTTAGGCCCAGATTGTTGTGAGCTTTGCCAAGATCTTCTTGGAATACATACAGATATAGAAGGTGAGGATTTTTGGGTAGAAGCTAGAGCGGACGATGGCATAGATCTTAAACTTACCGGCGGTATTTATAGAGTGTGTCAAGATTGTTTCGTTGATCCAGCTTTAAAATTTAATCCTGTTGAGTAGCCTTAACCTCCAAACTTGGGCCAGTCTTCGGACTGGTCCTTTTTTTTCCCTGCACCTGCCTACTGCCAACTTACAGTTTACACCTGCCCACCGTCAGCTTACAGTTTACACTTGCCCACTGTAAGCTTACAGTTTACAAAGAGAACAAAAGGAGAACACCTGCACTCAGCGTGTCGGCCAAAGAAAAAAACTAAACACAAGAAAGAAAAAAGAAGTAGACAAAAGAAAGAAAAAGGGTACACTAACTACATCATTAACAAAACAAATGGAGAGTTAAATGAAGTATGTAAACAAGACCGACCAACGTACTTACTGGGATAAAACCCGGGAAGAGTTGAGAGAGACTAAGGCGAAAGGCATTATCTTTTTAGTACTTTTTATTAGTGCAGTAGCTTTATGGTACGGAGGGTAATAACATGACTGAATTACTTATTACCTTATTTGTTTGGATGTGCTACTCGATGGGACTTATATTAGGTGGCTACTGGATTGGTGTTAAGAAAGCCGATAGAGAGATAGAGTTAACTGCCACTGAATGTTACTCCCGTGGATACAATCACGGAGAGAGAGACAAACAAGCTTCTCTCAAAACGTCATGGGATAAAACAGTATAGTTTCTTAACCTCCCTACTTACCTCCCTGCTTTAATTAGTGGGGAGGTTTTTTTTTGAAAAGAAAAGGTACATATTATTTATTCTGGGAAAACGGAAGGGAGGGAGGGGGGGAGGAAAAAAGTACCCCCGCGTTTTTAATAGAAATATGCAATAGCCGGAAATTTAGCAAAAATTAGAATTTTACATATAGAGATGTGGTTTACGAAATAAATTGTTTATATCAGTTTCTATCATCTCTTTTATTAAAGTTTTAAAAGTGTAAGACCTTTCCCACCCTAATTTTTTTTCTGCTTTAGATGGATCACCTAACAAGAGATCAACTTCGGCAGGGCGGTAAAAGTCTGGGTTTACTTTGATAACCAAGTCTCCCTTACCGTTATAACCTTTTTCATTCTTACCTTTCCCATCCCAAGTTATTGTGTCCCCTAAATGATCAAAACAAACTTCTACCATTTCTCGAATAGAGTGAGTCTCGCCTGTAGCCAGTATATAATCATCAGCTTCCTTCTGTTGCAGCATTAACCACATACCTCGTACATAATCGGCTGCGTGTCCCCAGTCTCGTTTCGCATCGAGATTACCAAGCTCTAACGGTTCCTTTCTGTCCATAGAGTACATCTCAGCTAAACCTTTAGTTACCTTACGAGTAACAAAGTTTTCTCCTCGTAACGGAGACTCATGGTTAAAAAGAATACCGTTGCAGCCAAAGAACGGATAAGACTCACGATAATTCTTAACAGCCCAGTATCCGTAGAGTTTAGCTACTCCATATGGACTACGTGGATAAAATGGTGTTTCTTCTGTTTGTGGTGTTTCTCTTACTTTTCCAAATAACTCACTGGTACTGGCTTGATAAAACTTACAGTCCCACATATTTAAAGATTTAATGCAATCAAGAATACGAATAACACCTAATGCATTAACATTCCCTGTATTAATAGGAATATCAAACGAAATATGAACGTCAGACTGTGCTCCCAGATTATAGATCTCATCTGGTTTTACATCCTGTATAGCCTGTAATATACTGCTACCATCTGTTAGATCACCATAAATAGGAACAAAGTTCTTATGATCTATAAAATGGGAGATGTTTTGTTTGTTTGGTGTACTGCTTCGTCTGACAATACCATGAACCTTATAACCCTTATTTAACAGAAACTCAGAAAGATAAGATCCATCCTGTCCTGTAGTCCCTGTTAAAAGTGCTGTCTTTGTCATAATAAAGTTATAAAAAATAAAATAAAAAAAGTCAATACATAAATACACTTGACAAAGAAATAAAAATTATATTATAATAATATCCTCTCTCCTTTGTTTACAGGGGCAACATATTGTTATTCTTATGTTGCTCCTGTTTTTTTTCGGCTAGGCTGATACAGGGGGTTGTCAAACCTGTAACTAATTGATACAATCTGTACCAAGAGAGAGAAAGACATTTATTATTCTTTTTATTTTAGTTAAATTAGAAACTACCTGATACAGATAGATACTTGTATTCTATCTATTACCCATCTCCTTCTATGGGACTCATAAGAAAAATTAATGTCAGATCCAAAACCCCACATTATTTATGGAAAGTTGACTTATGAAGAGTTATGTGATCTTATTCGTGTAACTTCAGAGGGTCGTGCTAAAAACTCTGCTGGTTACGATTTAATTGAAATGAGAAGAGAATTAAAACGTAGAAGAGATGGTACGGTTGCACGAAAGAAGGGAAAAGACTATAATGAGAATGAAATGTTAGAACGTGCAGTAAAAGGTGAAAACTTCAAACCGGGTAACTTTATCGCTGGTATGTCCCCCAAACAAGAAAAATTTTGCATGGAGTATATCGCTACGGGTGATAGCCTTACAGCGTATAAAGCAGCAGGTTATGCAGAAGGTAAGAACCATGCAGACACTCGAAGACGGGCTTCGACTTTGCTCAAGAATGAAAAGATACAGCAGCGTATAGACGACTTGCGTGAAGTTGCGTTAGATCGCATGGCATGGAATGCAGATCAGGTTCTAAATAGACTGGACGAAGTTTACAAACACGCCTTATCTAATGGAGACTATACGAATGCCAACCGATCTGTAGAAAGTGTAGCCAAACATCTCGGTATGTTTGTAGATCGGTCAGAGCAAAAAATTAAAATGGGGACAATAGGCGACAGCACAAACAGTGATGAAGTTAAAAAAGATATAGAAAAGCTGGCTGAAATAGCTGGATTTCAGGTTATAGAAGGTGGTGGTAAGAAGTGAACAGTGAAGACTTTAAAGAATTTATAGATACGAGTGAAGATATCTCTACTGGAATAAAAGGAAAGAGGTTGTCGTTTGTAGGCTCTATACCTTATAATGAACTAAACTATTCTCCCGGTTCAGCAGGGTATCATCAGGCTATGGACAGGGTAGAGTTTATGATTGAAAACTGGCATAGTTTTGTCTGTTCCCATCCTGTATTCAGAAACCCGGATTCGGAAATGGACACTGTGAGAAAAAACTTGGTTAATGCAGCACACACGCTGTTTGAAGTTTATAATGAATTAGGAAGTGTCCAGCTTAAAAAAGATTTTAACTTGGCAACGGATTCTTCTAACAAAGCAGGAGTACATTAACATGAAGCAGACAACAGACTCAAAATATCTTGATCAGTATGTAGGTCGTCCAACTGGACAGGGCTACGGTCAAGCACGGAAAGGCCCAAATGTTATTGGTCCTGAAACTAACGTGGTTGTAAATGAAAAGTATTCGCAACCTAAACCATTTAAAGTCGAAAAAGGAGGCTAACGAAAATGGCTGGCATGAAATATGGTATGAACCGGGACGCTCTGTCTCCAGCAGAAATGGCACGTTCAGGCACAATGAGCGAGGCTAAACGCCAACAAATGATGAACATGGGTACGATGCCCGGTGGTACTTTAGTAGATGGGTACGACTATGGCGGTGCAGTTAAAATGAAGCATGGGGATGCTGTCAAGAAAAAGAAAAATACTAGGCGCATGAATAGGCTGGAAGAGCTTGGTCGTGTAGATGCTGAAACAGGCAAGACAAAAAAAGGCAAAAGTAATTTAGTGGCTGAGAAGAAAAGAATTATAAAGGAACTTAGCTAATGCCTAAAGTTGGAAATAAGCATTTTGCTTATACTGATCTTGGAGAGCAGCAAGCAAAGAACTTGAGTAAACAAACAGGCCAGCCTATCGAAAGATACAGAAAAGCTGGTGCTGTAACAGATACGACTAAGAGTGGTTGTACTGTGATAAGTGGGTATGAAATAGAGGAATCATAGTATGGGTTCTACTATGCTGCCCAGTACTCTTGGTCAACAAGGCACTCCTAATATGTTGGGAATGAATCCTAATCTATATAGTCATTATATGGAATTTCAGCAGAATAATAGGATGAATGACGCAACAAATCAGCTTCCTGAAGAATTAACGGGTGCAGCGCAGAACACAGCACAACAGCCTAATGTTGCATTTGCAAATAGCAACATAGCCGGAATGAACCCACCGCAGCCTTTTAATACGCCCGGTCAACCACAGCCTTATACCAATACTCCTCAACCCACTGGACTTGCTTCATTACCGGGTTTAGGGCAGTTTGGTAAAGGTATAGTGTAAAACATGGATTAATAATGTGGCTTCTTCAGCGACCTCACAAGAGTTAGCATTACGTGAACGCCTGTTTGAAAATGTAATAGCTGCTTCTGAGCACGATTTCCTTACATTTGTACGAATGATGGCCCCTCTGTTGATAGCAGATTTTAAGATGGGTCGTCATATAGAACTAATATGTTCTAAATTACAACAAATAGAAGACGGAACTTGTAAAAGACTTATGGTGTTTCTGCCACCACGTTCCAGTAAGTCTGTTATATGTTCTAAGTTATTTCCTGCGTGGTATATGGGACGACACCCTGCCCACGAAATCCTGAGTGTTTCTCACAGCGATCAGTTATCTTCCGACTTTGGTAGGGCTGTCCGTGATCTAGTGGGAAATGAAATGTTTCAAACAATATTTCCTGATGTAAAGCTGAGAAGCGATGTACGTTCTGCTGGTAAATGGCAGACCAATAAAAATGGTGTATATGTCGCTGCTGGTGTCAAGACACAGATTGCAGGTCGTGGAGCACACGTAGCAATCCTTGACGATGTGATGTCAGAAGAAGATGCTTTTAGTGAAGCAGGTAGACGTTACATAAAGGAATGGTTTCCAGCAGGTTTACGTACTCGTTTAATGCCGTCAGGATCTATCGTGATAATTAATACACGTTATCACGAAGATGATATATGTGGGTGGTTATTAGATGCACAAGATAATAATGACGAAGCTGAACAAATTTTACACCCGTGGGAAGTTATTAAGATCCCGGCTTGGCTTGACGATGAGGCTGCTAGATTACTTAATCTTCCTGTTGGTTCTAGTTACTTTCCTGAATGGAAGCCTGACAATATACTACGTATTGACGAGTTAGAGATAAAAAGACATAACGGTTCTAAGTACTGGCAGTCTCTTTATATGCAAGATCCTACTCCAGACGAAGGTGGAATTATAAAGAAAGGCTGGTTTAAACAATGGGAGTACAGTGACCCTCCTGACTGCGAGTTTATTATTCAAACAATGGATACTGCTTTTTCTGCAAAGACAACCGCAGATTACTCTGTTATGCAGACTTGGGGAATATTTGAAAAATATGAGGTTGACAGTGCAGGGGTAGAAAGACTAGTATCTCATCTTATATTATTAGGAAACATAAGGGGAAGATTTGAATATCCTGATTTACGTGCCAAAGCGCAAGAAGAGTATGAAAAACATCAGCCAGATGCTATTATGATAGAAAAGAAAGCATCGGGACAATCCTTACTTCAGGATCTTCGTAGAGCAGGTTTACCTGTTTTGGAGTTTACTCCTGATCGTGATAAAGTTAGTAGAGCTACAGCAGCAACTCCGTTCTTTGAATCTGGACGTATTTGGATTCCTGAACATAAGAGTTGGGCTATGGATTTAATTGATGAGGCTGTTACATTTCCGCATGGAAGGTATGATGACCAAGTGGACGCAATGGTAATGGCTGTATTATATATGAGGGATTCTTGGTATGTGTCTCATCAAGACGATCCAGAATATGAAGAAGATGAATCGGTCTATAAACCGCCACGTAAAGGTTATTGGAATTTTTCTAATGAGTCGTCTTATGCTTGATTTAAGTAAAACGGAATTAGAGTATATTGATAAGGTAAATGCGTTAACAAAAGAACGAGATGAAGAACGACAGCGTAGAGATGAAATTTTACGTGACCTTGTCTCTATACAAAAAAAATTAAAGGACATATGTAATGGCGGTTGAACGTAATCTATTATCAGGAATCCCAATGGGAAATGCTATTCCATCTGAAGAAGCGATGGAAGTTGAAATAGATATTGAAGAACCCGGTATGGAAGAGATTATGATGGGAGAGCAAGTAGAGATGCTTGCACCTGAAGACCATTACGCTAACCTTGCAGAACTCTTAGATGAAGACACTCTCAAAGAACTGGGAGAAGAAGTAGTAGAGTCCTACAGTGCAGATAAAGAATCAAGAGAAGAATGGGAGTCTACTTTTGAAAGAGGGTTTGACCTGCTTGGGTTAAAGCTACAAGAAACAACAGAACCGTTTGA